TCCGACCACTAAAATAGTTGGAGATAAGGATAAAAAATATGTATTAGCCATAGATCCAAGTTTTAGTGCATCTAAAAGTTCAGATTATTTTGCAATGGCGCTTTTAGAATTAAATCAAGAAGATGGTACTTCTATTTATGTTCATGGGTACCAGAAGGCTGGAACAAGCATTCAAGATCATATAAAGTACTTTTATTACTTACTAACTCATTTTAATATACAGCTTATAATAATTGATAACGCTGGTGGCGATCAGTTCATAGAAGCCGCAAATGGATCAGCTATTTTTAAAGCAAAAGGAATGAAGGTCGGCTTTTTTGATTTTAATTCTGATAAAGAGGGTGACGAATACAATGAAATGCTTAAAGATGCTAAAACTCAATATAATCTAGACACTAGGACTATATGCATTAAGCAATACTTCACTTCTTCATTTATAGGCAGGGCTAATGGCTACCTTCAAAGCTGTATAGATCATAAAAGAATATGGTTTGCCAGTGCCTCATGCGCGCACCCTGACATAGTAAATCAAATGTTTAGTTTGAATATTCCTATTGACTATATTTATCCAAAGGGGATAGATGATGCTCCAGATGATGCGTCTGAAAGAGCCAAGTTGGGTATTAGAGATTTTATGGAGCAGCAGGATTTTATAATAAAAGATACAAAGGATCAGTGCGCGCTTATTCAGGTTTCTTCAACGGCTCGCGGAACGCAGAGTTTCGATTTGCCGTCTCACTTGAGAAGGTTAACAACGGCAAATAAACCAAGAAAAGATAACTATTCCGCTTTAATGCTTGGTAACTGGGCTGTTAAGGTATATTTTGATCTCCACTCTGACAAGGCAGAAAAGCCTAAATATAATTTTACACCCTTTTTTCTATAAAACGTGTAGAATTATACAATAATATAATTGTTAATTGAGTATTTTAATTAATAAAATAAAGGAAAATTGATGTCTAAACAAAAGCTGGAAAATATTTTATCTACTGATTCTACGGTTTCTAATTCGCAAAATAAGCGTGAAAAAATAGAGCTTCCTGAGGCTGTTATGGCTTCACTGGATGATAATTTAAGCGTATCCTTGGCTTCCACTTGTGAGAGATCGGGAGATACGTCAATGAGGAGAAATTCCTCTGGTTCAATAACTAGAACGGACAGATTTGCCAATCTGGAGCGTGGCGTAGTTCCTTTTATTTATGGTAGCGGCAAGGGCAATTATGACTCCAATATATCCGCAAAAGATACCATTGTTCTTTGTCAAAAGGCTTACTGGAATGTTCCTATATTTAGAAATACCATTGACTTAATGACGGAGTTTAGCCTTTCTGATATTTATCTTACTGGTGGAAATGAGCAGAGCAGAAAGTTTTTCGACTTGTGGTTGCAAAAAATAAATTGTTGGGATTTGCAGGATCAATTTTATAGAGAATTTTATAGAAGTGGTAATATTTTTATATATAAATTTAGAGCCGAGTTTGGCAGGGACAGCATGATGAAAATTCAAGATGCTTTTGGATCGGTTGGTTCTAAGCTTTCTGATTCGGCAGCTACTGTTCCAGTAAAATACATAGTCCTTAACCCCGCTGATATCAATATAATAACATCATCATCATTCCTGGATAATGTATATGTAAAGATGCTAAACGACTACGAGTTGCAAAGTTTGATAAATCCCAAGACGGAATCTGACAGACAGATAGCGGAAAAAATTCCTGAAATTAAAAATATTATAGATAGAAATAAAAGCAAAGTATCTAAGGGTATTCCATCTGGTTTAAATAATGTCGGATTGGAACTCGATAAGGATAGATTGGTTGCTGTTTTTTACAAGAAACAAAATTATGAACCGCTTTCTGTGCCCATGGGATTTGCTGTGCTTGAGGATATAAATTCTAAACTGGAGTTGAAAAAAATAGATCAAGCTATTGCTAGATCTGTTCAGCAGGCTGTTTTGATGATTACAATGGGCGATGAAAAAGTTGGCATGCCGAGTGCTCAGAATCTCATATCAATGAGAAAGCTTTTTGAAAATCAGAGCGTTGGTAAGGTTCTCGTCGCTGATTATACAACTAATGCAAAATTTGTCATTCCAGATATAGGAAATTTGCTTGACCCTAAAAAATACGAAATATTGGATAATGATATTCGAATGGGGTTGAATAGTATTCTTTTTGGAGAAGAAAAGTTTTCAAATACGTCAATAAAGGTCAAAGTATTCTTTGCTCGTTTAAAGTATGGTCGCGAAAAGTTTTTGCGAGATTTTTTAATACCAGAAATGAAAGAGGTTGGGAAAGCGCTTGGATTTAAGCAGGTTCCGACTCCGAAACTTGAAGATATAGACTTCGAGGATAACGTTTTAATGAGCAGGGTTTATTCTAGACTAATAGAGCTTGGCGTCCTCACTCCAGAAGAGGGATTTGACGTTTTTCAGAGTGGTAGGCTTCCAACTTCGGAAGAAAGTGTTGAGTCTCAAAAGAAATATAAAGATTTAAAGGAAAAAGGTTACTATCGGCCATTGATTGGCGGAGTTAAGGATGCGTCAGGGACACAGTCTGCTGGATCATCTGGGGGTAGTAAAAATCCCGCTGGGAATTCTGGAAGACCACCTGGGACCGGCGGCACGAAGCAGTCTGTGCCAAGAAAGCAGGTTTCCGGCTCATGTAATTTAGAAAATGTTAATCAATTCAGTTGCGATAAAATAAAAGTTACCATTTCCTCTCTTACTTCGTTAGAGAAAAAAATAGAGTCTATTCTTAAAGCCAAATTTAAAATTAAAAAATTAAATAAAGAGCAGCTTGAGGTAGCTTCAGATATGGCAATTTTAATTGCTCAAAATGAAGAATTAATCGAGTGGAATAATATTTGTGAATCTTATATTGACGATCCATCTAAATCTAATCCAGAAATTTATAATAAAATAGACGAACTTGCTATGAATCATAGTCTTGATAATAGATCGGCATGCATACTTTATCATAGTAGAAAATAATTATGGCGATAAATAAAATAAAATTAAAACAGATAGATGCTGATTTCTCTGGACTTGTTGGGCAATATGGATCTGGTTATTTTGCAACAACTGGATCATTCAATTCACTTTCTGGATCTACTGTTCCATATTCTTATATATCAACTGGTGGGTTCCTTTATAATACTGGAGCGCAATCGGTATCTGGAGTCAAAAATTTTTTCTCTAGACCTACTTTTAGCGGAAAATCATTGGCGAAATTAGAAGAAGTCGTAACTATAAATGATGCGCAAACAGTTATCGGTGCAAAATCATTTGATGGAGAGGTAACCTTTAACGACGCTGCTGTGAATTTCTATATTAATGATATTGATTTTACTGAAGCTACTTTTACGCTTGATTCAAATTCAGCAACCAGTTTGGTAGGTCAACTTGGTGCATTATTGGTAAATACTACATCTGCTCAAACTGTAGGAGGCGTGAAAAATTTTACTTCCACTCCAAAAGTAAATGGTAGCGGCGTTTTAGTTAGTGGATCGCCAGCTCCAGTTTACGTTGTTCCCGCTAATACCAGTATTCGTAGGTTTCCAATTTTTGTAGAGGATTCAGGAAGTGGATTTAAGTATGCTCAAATAAATACTGGGCTAGAGTATAATTCTATTGCTCAGGCGTTCAGATGCAAAACATTTTCTGGTGATCTTGTTGGAACAGCGTCCAATGCCACAGACGCTGTCAATGCAACCAATGCGGTTAATTCTACTAATTCTACTTTGCTTTATATTGGTTCAGATAGTACTAATGCTAGTAGAAATTTGATATTTACTACAGGCAATACCGCTGGAAATAGAAATTCTTTTACAACAGCTGGCGTTACAATCAATCCATCGACTAATTTGATTGGCGCTTCTACGTTTAGCGGTGGATTTTTGGGTAATTCTTTAACTGCGGCAACCAGTGCTGGATTGTCAATAAGTACAACGGCGGTAACGGATTTTATTAATTTTCAATTTCCAACTAATACCACTGCTTATAGAATGAGCAATACTTTTTTTGCTCCATTAACTAGTGGAACTAGAGCACTTGGTCAGGCCAGCACTACATGGAGCACGGTTTATGCGACTACAGCAACTATTCAGACATCTGATAGAAATTTAAAAACTGAAATATCTGAAATTCCAGATAGCTGGCTTGATGCTTGGCAGGAAGTTGACTATGTTAGATACAAATTTAAAGATGCAGTTGCTCAAAAGGGTTTATCTGGCGCAAGATGGCACGTTGGCCATATCGCGCAAAATATTCATGAAAAGTTTGCAAGTAGAGGATTGGACGCATTTGATATTGGCATGCTGTGTTATGATAAATGGGATCAGTCGATTGACGGGAATGGAAATATATTGCCTTCAGGAGAGATTTGGTCTATTAGACCTGACGAATGCCAATTCATGGAGATGGCTTTGATGAGAAGATCTTTAAACCGATTAAAGAGTGGAATATTAATTTAAAAAAAGTGTAGATGTATATATTATGGATA